GCTTGTCAATACTGCTGGTACAGCAATTGCTCACTCCGGAGTCGGCACTCCAGCCCTTGCCGCCGGCGACGGACTTGGAGTTGTTGGTTACCCCTACTCGGATCAGTTTACCGGTGGTGATGGTCTTGGTTCTGTTGTGGGTACTGCCAATTGGCCTCTTGAAGAGCCAAAGACTGGTACGGGCAATTTTGGTGAGAATACTGGCAAACAGGAAATTGCTGAAATCGATATTAGAGTCGAGAGTATTGCTGTTACCGCTCAGACCAAAAAGCTCAAAGCGAAGTGGTCACCGGAACTTGGTCAGGACCTCAATGCGTATCATAACCTTGATGCGGAAGTTGAACTTACCCAGATTCTTTCTGAGCAGATTGCTCTTGAACTTGATCGTGAGATTCTCAACGACCTCGTCCAGGGCGCAAAAGCTAGTACGTACTACTGGTCACGTTCGCCTGGTTTATTCGTAAATCGTACTACTGGTCTTGAGCTTGGTGCTACGGCAGCTGCTCCGGACTTCACTGGTACGGTTAGTGAATGGTACGAGACTCTTGTCGAGACCATTAATGACGTGTCGGCTCAGATTCATAGAAAGACTCTACGTGGTGGAGCTAACTTCTTGGTGACCTCACCTGAAGTTGCTAATATCCTTGAGTTTACTTCTGGTTTCCGTGCTAGCGTTACTCATGATGCTGATCGTGGTACCGTCGGCGCTGTTAACGTCGGCAGCATGTCACGTAAATGGGATGTTTACGTCGATCCTTACTTCCCGAGAAATCTTGTTCTCGTCGGTCGTAAGGGTGGTAGCTTCCTTGAAAGTGGCTATGTGTACGCTCCGTACGTGCCTCTCCAGGTCACCCCGACGATCTTCGGTACCGAAGACTTCGTGCCCCGTAAGGGCGTGATGACTCGATACGCCAAGAAGATGGTCCGACCTGATATGTACGGCCTCGTTGTTGTACGCGGACTCCTTGGTGAATCTGGCTCATAAGCCTGATTACTGAGTAATCTAAGTTAAACCCGCCTTGAGTTTTCTCTTGGCGGGTTTTTTATTAAATAAAACTTAACATTAAAATTTAAGGTTGTTATAATTATATTATTCGACATAGAATATAGGAGATTATTAGGTCACAGCAAGTTGAAACACAACAGCAGGCCGTCGGCCTATTAATTCAAGCCGCACAGATTGCACAGAAACGCGGAGCCTTTGATCTTAACGAGGCAGGTTTGCTAGCAGAAGCAATTGGTTTGTTGGCACCAGAATCACCTCCACAAGAAGAAACCACTGAAGAAGAAATTGCTGAAGAAGAAACAGAATAATTTAGACATTTAAACAAACACATTACTATTTATAATGATTGATAAGGCAGAAAGCCTTTTTTAAAAGGAGAAAACAAACATGGCTAAAGTAGGAAGAGCATCAAGAATTGCCTCTAAAATGAGAGTGGAGACCCTTACAGGGAATAAGACTATCACTGCAGCGGAAACTGGAGAACTTTATTTGGTCGGCGCCGCGGCTTCCGTGACGCTTCCGTCCGCAGCAGATGGCGCCTATTTTAAGTTTGTCTTCAGCGCCAATGTTGCAAGTGCCAACGCCCTGGTCCTTACCACTGCTAGCACAGATGAATCTTGGATTGGCACAGTACTCTGTGCTGATGAAAACGCTGATACCAACGCTGGAGAGCTTGACTTTCACACCACCCAGGCAGACAGAGCCGTCACTGGGGATAACCACGAAGTGCTCACCATTGGATCTGTTGGTAACAACATCCTGGCAGGTTCATGGGTAGAAGTTGTCAGCAACGGAACAGATTGGGTTGCTACTGGGCTTGTTCGCTGTGACGCAGACGATTCAAGCGCAGTATTTAGCGGATAATACGAAGCAATTAAGCCACCCAGGCAGTTCCACTCCGCTCCAGTATACTGGAACATAATAAATAATAGAAGCCTTATCAAAAGTATTAAGCCCCTTGCTCTTTTCGAACATGGGGTTTTTGCTATGTCTGTACTATTTATTAGGTACCAAGGAGACCTACAATGGGCAAAAAAGCAAAAATTAGAAGATATCCTCAAAAATACGGAAGAAAATATGCTTCCCATCCTTATGCTAAGGCAATTAACGCCCTTCGCGAAGTTACTAAAGAAGCTGAAGCTGACGGTGTGATTACAGAAGAGGAAGCTGCGCAGATTGTGGAGGCCAAAGAAGCCGTTGTTGAAGCCATCGTTGAAACAGCTGTTGCAACAGTCACAGAAGAAGTAGCTGAGATTATTGAGAAAGTCGAAGAGATTGTAAAGCCTGTGGTAAAAAAAGTCACAAAGAAAAAAGCACTCTTCAAGCCCCGCACCACGAAAAGAAAGAAGAAGACCACAAAGAAAGGTACCTGATTCATTATCTCCCAACTAATTATACTGATAGGAGATCCCATGAATGGCAACACCGACTTTAACACCGACTTCTCAGACTTCTGCTATAGTGTTGCCTTCGACTGGGTCACTTACTATCGCCAGTGTCGCGACTAATTACCCGTACGGGTTGTACGCCGACGCTACTTCGCAGTTATACGACACCAATTTTATTACAGGCGCCGTCGAACAAGTCACCTATGTTTATCGGAAGCTCGGCGGCGATGTACTTGATTTAGAAATAACTGATAAAAATATTTATTCTTCATATGAAGAAGCTGTATTAGAATATTCTTATATTGTTAATATTCATCAATCAAAAAATGTTCTCCACAGTTCTTTGGGTGCCACAACTGGTACATTTGATTCTGATGGACAAAGAACTGATATATTAAGTGGCAGTAGTGTAGAGTTGAAATTTCCAAAATTTCAGTTTAGTTACATCAAAAAAATTATGGACAAGACCATATCGGAAACTGGCCTCGGTGGCACCACACCGATATACTCTGCTTCTTTTGTCCCAACACAGTCACAGCAGGACTATGATTTACAGGCAATTATTTCTAGTTCTGCTACTGATCCTACTAAGGCATTTTATAATAAAGTAGGTAACAACAGAATAACAATAAGAAGGGTACATTATAAAACTCCACATGCAATGTGGCGATTCTACGGTTATTATGGTGGTATGAACAGCGTTGGCAATTTATCAACTTATGGCATGTACTCAGATGACTCAACTTTCGAGGTAATTCCTCCATGGCAGAACAAACTTCAAGCCATGGCATACGAAGACGCCATATATACAAGAAATTCACACTATTCTTATGAAATAAAGAACAACAACTTGAGGTTATGGCCCAGCCCGACATCGGTTAGCCCAGAAAAGATGTGGGTTGAGTTTTCTGTTAAAGAAGACGCGTGGGACTCCCAATCGGACAGGCAAGATGGCATTGATGGCGTCAATAACATGAATACTTTGCCGTTGGGAAATCTGCCTTATGCTAACATAAATTCTATTGGCAAGCAGTGGATTAGACGGTTTGCCTTGGCCCTTGTCAAAGAAACTTTGGGTGAGATTCGATCTAAATTTAATAATATTCCAATTCCTGGACAGACAGTCACTTTAAATGGCTCTGCTCTGATAACACAGGCAAGAGAAGAACAAAAAAATCTAAGAGAAGAACTTACAAAAGTCCTTGATGAGTTGACATACCAGAAAATCACAGAAATACAAAGCAACATTGCTAAAAATACAGCAGAAGTTGCTAGAGCTTTCCCTTATTTTGTTTACGTAGGATAAATTAATTAGTGGCAGATGAAACAAATAAATGGACACAGCCAACACAGCCTCCTCCACCTCTTTTTCTTGGTGAGAAGGAACGTGATCTGGTTAAACAAGTTAACGATGAGTTAATAGAACGAGTTGTGGGCCAGTCTGTTGCTTATTATCCTATCGATATAGAACATACCAATTTTCACCCTTTATATAATGAAGCAGTTGTTAAATCATTTTTGTCGCCTGTCAGAGTCTACGCCTTGGTTGAATTTATGGGCCAAGAAACAAAAACTGATAAATTTGGGATAGACAAGGCTATAAAAATAAAAGTTCATTTTCACAAGAGACGCTTAACAGAAGATCAGGATCTTTTTGTTCGAGAAGGTGACTTTGTTGCTTATGGCAAAAATTATTATGAAATAGTTAAATTAGATGAACCACTAGAATTATTTGGGCAGGCAGATAAAAGAATAGAAATATCCGCTGAGTGTATCAAGTCCAGGGAGGGTTTGTTCGATGGCTCATAAAGATGAAAAATCTATTAACGAAGAGAACACGTCGCGTGATGTACCAAGATACTCTTCTACTCTGGAAGACATTGATTTTGCTGTTTACAATTTTTTTAATGAATATCTAAAACTTAAAACAAAAACAAATAAGGGTTTTCGACAAGCACCTGTTGTTTGGGCAGGTTCAGAGCGCGCCCACAACATTAAAAATGATAAAGTAAACAGGGACTTGGTCGGGCAAATGGTTTTGCCGATTATAAGCATCGAGCGCGACAGTGTCAAAAAAACAGATCAGAGTCGTGTGATTCCTTATGCTGTTATTGATCCTGCAGGAGATTTGAAAGGAGGTGCTTTAACTGTTAACAAAATCATAAAGCAGGATAAAACAAGCAATTTTGCCAATATTGATGCTTATCGTAGAAGAAAACAACTTAATTTTCCCATCTACAGAAGAGAAGATAATGGTAAAATAGTTTATGAAACATTAACCATACCAATACCGATATACGTTGATGTTGGTTATAAAGTTGTCTTAAGAACAGAATACCAAGAACAAATGAATGAATTGTTGACGCCAATTATCAGACATCCAAATGCCCAGAGAAGAATACAAGTTGTTTATAATTCGAATCGCTATGAGGCATTTATACGAGAAGACTACGCTATGTCTAATACTATATCAAATTATGAAACGAATGAAAGAAAATATGAAACGACTATTACTATAAACGTATATGGCTATTTGATAGGCGATGGAGTTAACCAGGAGCAACCCAGAGTAGCAAGAAGAGAGAACGCTGTGCAGATAAGATTTGCTAGAGAAAGAATTATCGTGCAAGATGAAGAAGGGGAATTCAGATTTTAAAGGATTTTGTAATCCAGCTAGACTATTTATTAAGGAAAAAGTTTATAAAAATATGAACTAGCTTACAAGGGAGCAAAAAAACATGGCAGTCGATAAATTTAAATTTATATCTCCAGGTATTTTTATTGATGAGATCGATGAATCAATTTTAGAACCATTGCCGGAGAGAATGGGTCCTATGATTATAGGACGGTTTCAAAAAGGTCCGGGAATGAGGCCTGTAAAGGTTAACTCATTTAAAGAATTTGTTTCGGTTTTTGGTTCTCCTTCAGCCGGAAACCCGCTTGGCGACATTTGGCGCGAGGGAGAAATGACTGCTCCCACTTATGCGGCTTATGCTGCACAAGCATGGTTAAAGAATAACCAACCCGCTACCATCTATCGTGTTATGGGAGAGTATAGCCAAAATGCTACAGCCGGCTCCGAGGCAGGATGGAAAACCGATGATGATTTTGCAACCACCTCTGATACTGCCGCAGAATCAGGCGGCGCATATGGCTTGTTTATCATGCCGAATCCGGATTCTCACACAGCAGTCGGGCCCAAAGGCTCGATAACGATCGTTACTGAGGGCTCACACGCCACCGACGCGGGTAAAGAACTGACTTTGAGAAATAATGCAGGCACCGCACTAGTTTTTACTGCACACGCTGATACCACTGACGGTGCCGCAGATCCCCCGACCTTTACCCAAGGCGGCGACGGTGTTGCCGGCCTAGCTAATCTTAAAACTGCTATTGAAGCTAGTTCCTTGGCTTCGTCATTTAGCGTTGGCACTCCTACCGGCACTGGCCCGTACTCACTCACTATCACGCAGACCGTCGGGGGGTCCGGAGGCAACACAGTTGTTACCAGCAACTGTAACAACTGGAATATTAATGAAGCAGGCACAGCGACTAATTCGATCTTCACCGGTGGCGAGGGTCCCGAAGTCACAGGCACGCTTGCTGCAATTTGGTATGTGCAGCAAGGCGCCCCACTTTTGTATGGTACTACCAGAAACGGCGAGACTACTTCTACTAACGGAGAATGTGCGCGCCTGGTTAAGTCTTCAAATGGTCAATGGAACGTAAGGATCTCGGGATCCGACGGCATTCTTAAGTCTGCTAAATTCAACTTCCAGAGAGATTCGCAGAATTTTATTAGAAAAGTATTCAACACCAATCCAACTCTTGCAGGCGACGATCTGGTAACAGAAGAACCCCAACGAAAGAAATACTGGTTAGGCGAGACGTTTGAATCTAATTTAGATTCTGGTCAAAACAGCCAGTTGATGGTTGTCGGAGCAGCACCAACCAACACTGACCAACTAGGCGTTATTTTGGCACTTGACGGTACTACTGAATCAGGCATTGTGTGGGGTAGCCGAAAGAAAGCTGCGACTGCAGCAGAAACTGGGTGGTTCTTTTCACAAGATAAAGACGCTGATGCTACCACCTTTGATCCCACAAACGCTACACGTGTTATAAACTTATTTAAATTTATTGCCTTAGACAGTGGCGAGCATGCTAATAGAGATTACAAGATTTCTATTATGGATATCAAACCACCAACAGACGTTTTTAACAAATACGGCACTTTTACAGTACTTGTTAGGAGCGGAAAAGACAATGATAACATGCCTGTTATTCTGGAGCGCTTTAGCAGCCTTAATTTAAACCCGAATTCGCTTAATTATATTGGTAGAGTAATCGGTGATAGGCACTATAGTTACAACGAGGATAATAAAGCCATTACTGAGTTGGGCAATTATCCAAACAGATCAAAGTATGTTAGAGTTAAAGTAAGCGCGAATGTTAGTCCAGGTAATGAAGGAGTAGATGGGCTGGTACCATATGGAGTCCGAGGCCCTGTTATACCAAAAACTCAAGAGATCATTTCCGGAGCTGTCCCCCCGTCAGCCGGCTGGTACGCTGGATCCGGTGCTCTGGGATCGTGGACTCACACCTCATCCATCGGCGCGGGCCACTTACTGTGGACTGCGCAGCCCATGACCGCATCATTTGAATTCCCAACTACAAGATTAAGAGTGTCATCATCTGAGGGTTCTTTGTCTAAAGGAACAAAAGCCTTCTTCGGGTATCAATCAAATCTCAAGGATACCAGACGTCATGATAATACGAACTCTGACTTGCTAAGAGGTACACCATCAACGCATAATCCATTTGGACTGGCCTCTACTGGTAAAGATCAATATTCTTGGGTGTTCTCTCTTGACGACATTTGTCCACATGAAGACGATAAAACACACGCATTTTGGGCCTCTGGATCCAGAGCAAGCGAACTTTCGTGGACTGCAAAATCCGGTTCAACGTATGTTCTAACAGGTTCGAACGCAGGGTTCAATAGATTCACTTCGCCCATGTTCGGTGGTTTTGACGGATTTGATGTTACTGAAAAAGATCCGCTCCGAAACTCGGCGATGGCTGGAAACACAAACTTGACTAGTACCGCTATATACAGTTTTACAAAGGCGATTGATGTAGTAGCGGACGCCGAATATGTTGAATATGATGTTGCGGCAATGCCCGGCGTAACCAACTCTAGTTTAAACACAGCATTAATAAACATGTGTGAGGAGCGCGCTGATGCTCTTGCAGTTATTGATTTGTATGGCGGCTATGAACCTCCTCACGAAAAAACAGGTGAAGAACAAGATAATCTTGGTTCAGTTGCAGCCGTCGTCAATTCAGCAAAAGATATGGGTCTTAACACTAGCTATGGGTGCACCTTCTATCCTTTCGTACAAATTAGAGATACAATTAGCGATTCTGTTGTATACGTGCCTCCTTCAGTTGTCGCTCTGGGAACATTTTCTAGCTCTCAGCGTAAGTCAGCTGTTTGGTTTGCCCCAGCTGGATTTACCAGGGGCGGTTTAAGCGAGGGGTCTGCTGGTTTACCAGTATTAGGTGTAAGGCAACGTTTAACTTCGGATGATCGAGATAGATTGTATGAAGCGAACATTAATCCAATTGCCTCTTTCCCAGCTGAAGGAATTGTTATTTTTGGACAAAAAACCCTTCAAGTTACACAATCCGCACTTGATAGAATTAATGTACGTAGACTATTAATTTTTGTTAAGAAGGAGATTTCTAGATTTGCTGCAACCACTTTGTTTGAACCAAACATTCAGGCAACCTGGAACAGCTTTAAAGGCAGGGTAGAACCCTTCTTGGATAAAGTAAAGTCTGGGTTTGGTCTAGTAGACTACAGAGTTATTTTGGATGAAACTACCACGACTCCTGACTTGATCGATAGAAACATTCTCTATGCAAAGATCTACTTGAAACCAGCGCGCGCAATTGAATTCATCGCGCTAGATTTCATTATTACAAAGAGTGGTGCTTCTTTTGAAGATTAAAAAATTAATGAAATACTATTTATTATACAATACCATGGGAGAAAAATTAGATGGCATTCTTTAGCCCAGCAGAACAAGGTTTCCAACCGAAAAGAAAATTTCGATTTGTGGTTGATTTTGGAAACTTTCAAAGTGAGACAACGTACATGGTCACAAAAACCGCTAAGCCCTCTTTTGAATTAAGTGGACCAACCGAACATCGAGTTTTAAACCATCTTTTTAAATTTCCTGGTATTGTCAAGTGGAGCGATATTGATATGACGTTAATTGATGCTATCGATCCAAATGTGGGATCAAAATTTTATAACGCTTTAAGGAATATGGGATATGTTTCACCATCCACTCTTGACAACCTTCATTCTGGCATAACAAAAGTTTCAGCTCAGGCATCGCTAGGTCAGATCAAAATTATACAACTTGATGCCGGCAGCGTTGCAACCGGCGGCTTCACTGACATCGATGCCCCCGGCGCTGCAGTTGCTTCTGGTGTAAGAATGTACGAAGAATGGATTCTTAAAAATGCTTATTTAAAATCTGTTAAGTTCGGCGATTTGGACTATGGCTCTGAGGATATCGCGACTGTTGATATTGGTATTGTATATGATTACGCTGAGTTTGTCGATTACGGCCCCGAGGGTAGCCCCTACGTTATTAGCGCTTAAAAAAAGAGAGAGGTTTAGATGAGAAATAATCAGGATCGATTGGGCCCAGCTGCTGCCGCTGCGCAACCAGCCCCGTCCAATTTGAACTTTGTTGTTCCTACTGAGTTTGTTGAGTTACCTTCAAGAGGCAGGTTTTATCCAAAAGAGCACCCCTTGCATAATCAAGAAACTGTTGAAATAAAGTTTATGACAGCCAAAGAAGAAGATATTCTTGCTTCTGTAACTTTAATTAAAAAAGGTTTGGTAATCGACAGGCTGTTAGAAAATATTCTTGTGTGTGACTCCGATCCAACTACTTTGTTGGTCGGGGATCGTTCTGCATTAATGGTGGCAGCTAGAATATCAAGTTATAGTTCCGTTTACAAAGCACATGTGGTATGCAATGAGTGCACAAAAGAGCAAGATTATAATTTTGATTTAAGAAAGACAAATTTACAACAAAAATGTTTTGATAAGACCTTTTTATCAGAAAACAAAATTAGTTTTAATAATGAGAAAAGCGTTTTTGAAATATCATTACCTAAATCTAAAGTTGTGCTGGGAATAAAATTATTAACTGGCCAAGACGAAAAAGACCCTACTGATTCCGACGACAAAAAAATAGTAACTAGCTTGTTATCTAAGTTTGCTTTTTCAGTAAACGGAGATGAAGATACTTTATTAGTCTCCCAGTTTGTTGATAATATGTTGGCAGCAGACTCAAGGTACCTTCGAGCTATTTTGGGTGATATTACGCCCAGCATAGATTTAAAACAAGAGTTTGTTTGCAAACATTGTGGCAATAGTGAAGACAAGGAGGTTCCGCTCACCGCGGAGTTTTTTTGGCCTGAATGAAGAATACATGGAAAACGTGTATGAGCAATTCTTTTCTTTAAAATATTATGGTGGTTGGAGTTTTATTGAGGCCTACAACTTACCTATTGGACTTAGAATTTGGTTCCTGGAAAGACTAAGAGATCAAATAGAAAAAGAGAATGAGTCTAAGAAATAATCCAAGCCCTGTTAGTAGGGCTTTTATTTTGTTGTAAAACACTATTTATAATGCATGATAGTGGGGTAGTTTTCTCATGGCTGAAAAACTTGGAAAAGATATCGAGGGCCTTACCGATCCAAAAATGGGCGCCGGTCGAATTAAAGATCTCACAACTCAGTTGGAACATCTAAAAAAACTTGAGACCGAAGTGGGTGAAGCTTATAAACAACGCCTAGAAAGCATGACGCTCTATCAACGCGCGCTCTTGGATGACACAGAAAGGGCCCTCGCAGCGATTAAAGAAAGAAGAATACTTGAAGCCGATATCACAGCTGAACAAAAACTAGCAGATAAAGACAAAGCTGATCGCCGCGCCGCGTCAACGGCCAAGGAGAAAGCTGCCCTTAAGAGACAAGAAGAAGATCATCTCGCCCGCGTAGCTAACCTTAGAAAACTAAAAAAGATTCAGGACGACATCGACGGCGCCGGCGGGGCGGGCGTCGAGGCCCTGCGAACCCAGGCAAAAAAAGCTGATGAAGCATCAAAAAAGATGCTCACTCAGCGCGAAAAACAGCTGCAAATTGAAGAAAGACTTAGGATATCTACACAAAAATCTCAGCCGGAACAGAAAAAATCAGCTGATCTTTTTAAATCCGTCTCTGGGGCGGTAGCAGGAGTAGTCACCGCGGTACCGGATATGGCGAAGTCCATAAAAGATTTATCAGCAAAGACTGCAGTGCTGACTATGCTTATGCCAGGAACTGGACTTGACGCTTATCGTCAAAGGGTCATGGAAATGCCTGGCGAGATGGACACTTCTTATAGAGCAATGGTAAGATCGGGTATTGTTCATACTCCAGAATTAAACGGTATGATGAATTCCATCATTGATCCGATAGGCATGATTGGCAAAGAGTTCGGCACCACACTGGAATCTTCTAAACGAATGTTAACGGGCGTTGGTCTTTTTGCCCCAGAAACGATTGAAGCGTTAACCTCGGTTAAGAACAATGTTATGTTATTTCGAAAAGGCTGGATCGGCGCTTCGGATTCAAACAGGATGGCGGCGGAAGAAACGACCAATCTAATAGCTGGATTAAAAAAACTAGGCGTTACTACTGATGATACTGCAAATATTGTTAATTATTTTACTAAAGGACTGGGAAAAACCCCCGCCATGGCAAACGATGCATTAAAATCTATGGAAAATATGGCTTATTCTTTAGACATTAATGTTGGCCAGGCTTTTAAAGATTTTATTGCTACACAAGATGACCTAGCCCAGTATGGTTCTAGAAACGAAGAAGTTTTCTACAATTTGGAAGCACAATCTGTTGCCACCGGCATACAAGTAACCACCTTAAGCAAAGCAGCTGCTAAATTAGATACCTTTAAAGGTGCCGCTCAAGCAGCGCAGGGCTTTAATGCAGTTTTAGGAAAAACAGTTTTGTCTGTTACAGATCTGGTTAACGCAGAGCCAGCAGAAAAAATTGAAATGCTCAAGGATGCCTTTGACCGCTCGGGTATGACTTTCGAAACTTCAAATCGTCGTATGAAATCAATTGTTGCCAACATGCTGGGTATGGGTGTTCCTGATGCATCAAAGCTGTTTGGCTCAAAAGAGGATTACTTTGATATATCATCAGGAATGAATACAACGGCAACTGAGGTGGAGGAACTTGAAAAAAGAATCAAATCTTCAATGAATGTTTCTGAAAAGATGCAAGCTAGCATGACCAATCTAGGCGAAGCAAATTCCAGACTAGTAAAAATAGCGCGCGAAGAAGCAGAAGTTGCTAACAACTTTATGCTTGATATGTTTGCGAATCTTAAAGAAGGGACAGGCGATAGCATGGAAGCGTTAATAGCTTATATGGGCGAGGTCACCGCCGCAGCCAAAGCCCAGGATGTTCTCGTCGGTGGTTTCAAAGGCGCCTTCATCGGCATCGGGGCTCTAACAGCTATCCAAGAGTTGGGGAAAGGTGTACCTGGCATGGACTTACTCGTAAACACCCTTATGTACAACTCCGAGCGCGCCAGTGGCAAAGATCTCGGAGGCCCCGAGGGCGTAGGCAAACTCGATGGCCTCCTCGGAGAACCAGGCAAGCCGGGCACGAAGAAGGTCGGGGACAGCGCCGCCGGGACCCCCGCCAGCCGTGGTGGGATCGCTTCCACCGGTGGAGGCGAAGGAGGTCAGACTGCATCTGCTGCTTCTTACACCTTTAATATAGTTTCAGCTGACGGTGTAGTGCTCGATAGTGTAGACGCCAAAATCGCCGGCGTCATGAAGACCGACCCGAGCAAGGTGTTACCAACGAACAAGATCGAGTTCGAAGGCTACAGGATAATTGCAATAAAGGGATAAAAAAGGAGAAAAACAATAAATGCCAAAATTTTTTCAATCAGAAGTTGCTGCGTACGATGGCGATAAAGCTGAATTTCAAAATGTAAAGTTTAAAAAAAATGATTTTAACAATACATCTGCTGCAGAGCGTGGCGGTGTATTAGAAATCATTCCAGTACACATACGAAACCCTCCTGTAATACAGTTCGTAGCTTACATTGACAGCATAACAGATCGATTTGGTGCAGATTATAGCACGGAGAGACCCTTTGGCAGGACAAATCCTTTTTATATTTGGGAAGGAAACAGCAGAGATATCAATTTAAGTGTTGATATACCATCATCTGGGGTTTCAAAAGCATTAGATAACTTAAATAATTTAAGTTGGCTGCTGGCTTCTCTTTACCCTTCTTATAAGGATTCAACCAACGCAACTTCGGTGGCCGCCTCACCGCTCCACCGTGTACGCTATGGCAACATAATATGTTCGTCAACCAACGACGGTCAGGGCCTCCTGTGCGTGCTTAGAGGAGCCACTGTCACACACGATGCCACACATGGGTTTATTCATGTTAGCCCAAAAAATATGGGTTCTTCATTCGCGAATACAGCTGGCCGACTTCTTGCAGCAGCTAAATATGAAAATTATATAAATGAAAATAAAAACTTTATAATACCCAAACTTATGAAAGTTTCTTTGAACCTCAACGTTGTACAAGACCATGCCCTCGGGTGGGACTTTTATACTGGTGAATTTAGAGGCGGCCAGGCTGCGCGCGGATTCCCATATGATTTCCCGTTAATTCATGAGGCAACAGATCCACCACCAAGTGTCGGCGCAGGAGCGACAAATTCTTCTCCAACGGATACCTCTAATATGGAGCAGCAAAAAGAACAAGGTGTTAACATGGGCGGGTGCACCGGCCCAGCCGGCGGCGCGATAGAATGTGTGCCTAAGTAATAACAAGGAGGACATTAATCATGAGATACAATAAACAAAATATTTTTGCAAACGAGGAAACAGCTTATAAAAGGTACCTTAAGCCGAGAGGTCTAAGCCTCATTAACCAGTATGACACTCCAAAGTTTAAGTTTCCCAAACAAGAGGATTTGCTAAATTTTTCTTCAATTAAACATATTTGGTCTATGGGTGATAGATACTTTAAATTAGCAGGTGAATATTACAGTGATCCTGAACTGTGGTGGGTCATCGCTTTCTATAATAAAAAACCCACTGAGTTCCACGTAAACGTAGGTGAAGTATTATATATACCGGTACCACTGGAGACAGTGCTTTTTTATATGGGATATTGATATGACAACAGAAACCGATGTAAAAAAAACAAAGAACATCACTAATAACGAAAAAGTATTTACTAATTTAGAACAGTATATATTAAGCCGACATTTAGGTGAGCTTGCTAAGTTTAATGAAGGACTAGCTAGACCCATCGCCAAGGGCGGGAAAGGTGAGTTCAAGTATTGTACTTTTCGACAAGTTAATGGCCCGGGCTCTCAATTAATTAACAGGCTTCGCGGGATTGATGATCTAAGTGTTTTTTATAATATAAAAGCATCTACTCTATCCTTGCTACAACCAAAAATAAGATTATATAAAATTCAATACGCAGATTATAATGTACTGCCTAATGGTGAAGTCGACCAATCTTCGGTTAGGTCTTTGCCGGTACCATGTTATAAGGAGTTCAAGTTTTCAGATAATTTTGGAGTTGAAACTGCTGCTTCAGTAAATGATTATTTAAGCTATGAATCAACAAAACCCTCTTTTCGAAATGTGGGGCTGTACGGCTTTACTATGACACAAGATGGTGAGACTCATGGCACAATTGAAAATAATATTGAATGTAAATTAGAATTAAAATTTAAAAGTCTCAAAGATTTAAATGCCTCTCCACCCGGTGAGCCAAAATTAAAATACACAGATTTAATTTTATGGCCTCCTGCTAGAATCACGAAAGGGGCTGAAACATACAATCCAAAATATTATGAAATTAAGGCTTTAATAGGATATACAGCACCAGAACGCAAGCAACTGGAAGCGCTTCATCTTTCCCAACGAGAAGTTAGCGCGATTAGGGATATAGAGAAAATGAACCAAATCGTATCTTTGGGCATGTACGATTATGATATTAAAATTAGTGAAAATGGGGTAGTAGCTGTAACTGTAAGTTTTCGAGGCCGTTTAGAAACTGTTATTGGGTCAAACCAGGTCAACATATTTCAAGATTCAATTCGTATAGGAGAATCAGGACAATTTGAATTAGAAAAAAAAGCAAAGAGCGAAATGAATATATCTCATGTTTACAAAACAGCAACCACAATAAAAGCATTGTATAAAGCATTGAACGAAGCTAGATGTACTGGGAAATGTTCAGAGAGAAAAACCTTGAAAGACTTAACTGAAAAAGATCCTTTATTTTCTTTATTGGTGAAGGAGGGCGTCCGGTCTAGCCAGGCAACAGGAGAAGATCGAGAAAAGCTAGCCGCAGCTGGTTTAAAAATTGATGGATCAGGAGGGAAACTAAAAGTTAAAGCTGCAGCCGCTGGAGAAAAGTACTATGAGTGGTTTAAAAGACTGGATAACATAAAGTTGATTTTGGGCCATTTAAAAAAGAAAGTTGGCGCTTTTAAACAAGATATATACGTTGGCTTTGTTGATGCCCTCGTTCAGACACATAATACAAAGGCAACGCCACCGGAGAAGCGGAGTTTTAACCTCCCACCAACAAGAATATTTTGTGCAACTGCAGATCCAGAAGACGTAGTGAAGAGTATAGGGGTCTTAAGAAAGACAAGAAGAACGCCCGAGGAGGGGGAGGGGGAGACGTCCGAAGATCCGACAAAGGTCGGTGAGATGGAAGTCAGTCAATCTGAGCTTGAGAAAACACTTAAAAGATTTAATAAGGATGTTGCGGAGGGTGACGTGGGATTTACGTTTGGCAGATGTAAACCTATC